TATTAATGATGGTGCTAATGATATTTACTTAATTAAAGATGCACCTATTCCAGCAGGTTCATCACTTCAAGTTCTTGATGGTGGTGCTAAATTTGTTGTTCAATCTGGTGATGCTTTAAATGTAATATCAGACACAGCTTCATCTTTAGATGTTTGGGTATCAACAGTAGATGCAATTTCAAGTTAAGGAGATTTAATTAATGGCTTACATAGGAAACTATCCTGCCGAAACGCAAACAGTAGATTTAAAATGGGATACTGGTATTAAAACCGCATCCTTTACAGTAGAAGCTGGTAAGGGATATTGGATTAATACTACAAGTGGTGCAGTAACAGTTACATTACCTGCTTCAGCTAATGCTGGAGATACAATAGAATTTTCAGATTATGCAAGAACATGGAATACTAATAATGTTACGATAAATCAAAACAGTTTAAATTTTCAAGGTGCTACATCTCCTAATCCTGTTTATGATATTAATGGTCAATCAGTAAGATTAGTTTATTCTGGTGCAACACAAGGTTGGATTCCAACTTCAGATGATGATGTAACTTATGAAACTCCTCCACCTTATTCAGCAGATTTCTTAGTTATCGCTGGAGGTGGTTCAGGAGGAACTGGTACAAGTGCCGCTTCTAGGGAAGGTGGCGGTGGAGGTGGTGCTGGAGGTTACAGAACTTCTACTCAAAATATTAATGTAGGAACTACTATAACTGTTACAGTAGGAGATGGTGGTTCTGCCCAAGCATCAGGTGGTACTAGTGGAAATGATGGTAGTAATTCTTCTATTTCAGGAACAGGTTTAACAACAATTACATCTGCTGGTGGCGGTGGAGGTGGTGGAGATTTACAAGCTGGTAATTCTGGTGGTTCTGGTGGTGGCGGAGGTGCTGGTGCTGGTACTCAAAATGGGGGATCAGGTAACACTCCAAGTACATCTCCAAGTCAAGGAAATGATGGTGGTACTGGAGGTAGTGGTGCTCATGGTGGAGGAGGTGGAGGTGCTGGTGCTGTTGGACAAAATGCACCTGGTAGTGGAGATGGAGGAGATGGTGGAAATGGATTGGCTTCATCAATTACAGGTTCATCAGTTACAAGAGCAGGTGGAGGTGGTGGTTCTGGTGCTCCTGGATTTGGAACTGGTGGTTCTGGTGGAGGTGGAGATGGAACTATTTATAATTCAGCTTCTCCTGCGGCTGGAAATGGAACAGTAAATACTGGTTCAGGAGGTGGTGGTTGTGGTATAAGTCCATCTTTACCTAGTGGTTCTGGTGGAAAAGGTGTTGTTATTATAAGTGTACCAACTGCAAATTACACAGGTACAACAACAGGAAGTCCAACTGTTACAACAAGTGGAAGTAATACAATAATGCAATTTAATGGATCAGGGAGTTACACAGCATAATGGCAAGTTTTGCAAAAATAGGATTAAATGGAAAAGTTATTGAAGTTCAATCAGTAGTTAATGAAGTTTTACATGATAGTAATGGTGTAGAACAAGAAAATATTGGAATTGACTTTTTAACTAAATTAACAGGTTGGTCAATTTGGAAACAAACATCATATAATACTTTTGGTGGAGAACATAAATTAGGTGGTACACCTTTAAGAAAAAATCATGCTAGTGTTGGATATACTTATGATGAAGATAGAGATGCTTTTATTCCACCAAAACCTTATAATAGTTGGATATTAAATGAAACAACTTGTTTATGGGAATCCCCTATTGTTAAACCAGAATTGACAGATGAACAAGAAGCACAAAATACAGCAGAAACTCATTATTGGTCTTATGTTTGGAATGAATTAACTACATCTTGGGATTTAATAAATACTTTAACATAAAAATTTATTGGTGTGAAAAAATCTGTAATACAAAATTTATTTCCAACTCCTATTTATATGACAAATATGGATAGACCATTTACAAAACAAGAATTAAAATTTGTAGAAGAACAAAAAAAACATTGTGTTAATAATACAGGAAATATCAATACTAAAGATAATTACATTTTAAACAGAAAAGAATTTAAAAACATAAAGAAATTTTTAGACCAATGTTGCAAAGACTATTTAGAAAAAATTATATCTCCAAAAAATAATATAGAACTTTATATCACTCAATCTTGGTTAAATTATACAGAAGAAAATCAATATCATCATAGACATGAACACCCTAATTCAGTTGTATCAGGTGTATTGTATTTTCATTCAGATAAAGCTAACGATATGATTAAATTTTTTAGCCATGTAAGGTATCAACAAATTAAACCAGAGATAGATGATGATAAATATAATTTATGGAACTCTTATTCTTGGTGGTTTCCTGTTGAAACAGGACAATTGGTTATGTTTCCATCTTCAACTACACACCAAGTAGATACCAAGAAAGGTAATAATACTAGAGTAAGTCTAGCATTTAACACTTTCTACAAAGGTACAATAGGCTCAAATAGTAATTTAACAGAGTTGATATTATGACAAAAAATGATATAAAATACTATGCAAGTGGGTATCTACCACACCACATACTCACTTGCTTATTTAACCACAATATAATAGGTAATAAAAATAATGGCATATATAGGTAAGACACCAGTAATAGGAAACTTTGTAAAGCTAGACGCAATAAGTGTAGTTGATGGTCAAGCAGCATACACTATGCAAAATGGTGGTGTGAACTTTACTAGCTATGACAATGTTAATCAGTTCCTAGTAAGTCTAAATGGAATTTTACAATCTCCTACAGATAGTTTTACAGTATCTGGTTCTACACTTACCTTTGCATCAAATCTTTCTACAGGAGATGTTATAGATTTTGTAATGGTATTAGGTAATACCTTAGATGTAGGTACTCCATCAGATAATACAGTTTCACTTGCTAAGCTAACTGCAACAGGAACTAAAGATGCTACAACCTTTTTAAGAGGAGATAATACTTTTGCAGAAGCTGGTGGTGGAAAAATAAATCAAATAGTTCAAGTAGTTACAAATACATCACATTATATTAGTACCACAACTTCATATACAGACATAAATGGTATGACATTAAATATAACTCCAAGTGCAACATCAAGTAAAATTCTTGTTATGGTGTGTTTGCATGGAGATGGAGATGGTGCTGATAGAGGTTATCAATTAAAAATAATAAGAGACACAACAGATATTTTTACTGATGGATCTAAAAAATCAGTTTATGGTAATCAAAGAATTGCAGGTAGAAATGCAACAATGTATTTAGATTCTCCAAACACAACTTCGCAAATAACTTATAAATGTGCCGCACAAACAGATAATGGAGGATATTATTTTCAAAATTTTAGTAGTTATTCAATGATTACACTTATGGAGGTTTTAGCATAATGACTATAATTGTTAGAGCAATAAAATCAATAAATTCAAATGCAGAATTTTCAATTTTAGAAGATGATGTAAATCAAATAACTTGGTTAAATGGTACAACACCAATTTCAGCAGAAGATATTAATGCAAAAATAGCAGAAATACCAACTGATGAAGAATTAGAGCAAGACACAATAACTAAAAAAGCAACTGGCAAACAAAAACTTTTAGACTTAGGTTTAACAGAAGCAGAAGTAAAAGCATTGATAGGAGTTTAAATGGCTCTAAACTTTGCTAACAATAATTCCTTATCAGCAATAACAACTCTACCAGCATCTATTTCTGGTGGTGCTATGACTTTAATCTCAGAGCAAACTGCATCTAGTTCAGCTAATATATCTTTTACATCTGGGATAGATTCTACTTATGATTCTTATGTGTTTAAGTTTATAGATATACACCCACAAACAGATGGATATAATTTTATATTCAATGGTTCTTCTGATGGTGGTTCAAATTATAATATAACTAAAACAACAACTGTTTTTTCTTCACAACATAATGAAGCAGATACTCACACATTTTTAGGTTATCATCCTGCATTTGATATTGCACAAGGAACTGGTTTTCAAAAATTAAACGCTAATGAAGTAGGTGCAGATAATGACCAAACTATTTCTGGAACACTTCAAATTTTTAATCCAAGTAGTGCTACATTTGTAAAGCATTTTATAAGTACATCATCTGTAGCTGTAACATCTGACCAAATGGAAAATGTTTTTGTTGCTGGTTATATGAACACAACATCTTCTATTAATGCAGTTCAATTTAAAATGTCATCTGGCAACATAGATAGTGGAGTAATAAAATTATATGGCATTAGTTAAGTATAACGACAATAGCATAAGTGCTGTAACCTCTACTGCATTAGCAGAGGGAAGCCTAGTACCTATTAAAACTTTAACTGCTAGTGGTTCTGCAAGTCTTTCATTCGTACATGGAAGTGATGGAGTAGTCTTGGATAGCACATATCCTATTTATAAGTTCCAATGGAATGATTGCAATCCAGCAACAGATGATATTAGGTGGGAATTTCAAGGTTCTACTAATGGTGGTAGTTCTTATGGTGTTACAATGACTTCAACAAAATTTAAAGCTGTACATTTAGAAAATGACACATATACAGATTTAAGCTATTTATCTTTTCAAGATTTAGCTCAATCTACATCTTATAAAAATTTATCTAATGGTCAGGGAAATGGTGCTGATGAATGTTGTGTTGGAACTTTATATCTTTTCAATCCCTCATCAACAACTTTTGTAAAACATTGGATGGCAAGAACTAATATGTACCAAACTGATAACTACCCAGAAGATAATTTTTGTGCTGGGTATTTTAACACAACATCAGCTATTGATGCAATACAGTTTAGATTTTCATCAGGCAACATAGATTCTGGCACAATAAAACTATATGGAATAAAGGATTCATAATATGTCTATCGTTAAATTAAATAATCAAGCTGTAAAAAACGCAACCTCATTTGGTTCTATATCAAGTTTAGGTAGTATGGTATTTATTAAAAAGCTAACAGCTAGTTCATCTGCAACTTTATCTTTTGTTGATGGCTCTGATGGAGTTGTCTTAGATAATACTTATAAGGAATACTTATTTACATTTAAAAACATACACCCATCTGCAACTTCACACCCAACAATGCAAGGTAGCACCGATACTGGTTCTAGCTATGGTGTTTCAGCTACCACTACAACATTTGGTGCTTATCATACAGAGAGTGATAGTGTAACTGCACTAGGTTATGATACAGGTTCTGATGTTGCTAATAGCACATCTTTTTTTCGTTTAAACGCATGGCAAACAATAGGAACTAATAATGATGACAATATGGGTGGTTATTTACATCTTTTTAACCCAAGCAGTTCAGTTTTTGTAAAACATTTTATAGCAAGAGTCATTACAGGTTCTTTAGACAATCAACCAGATTTATATACAGCTGGATATTTTAATACTACAAATCCTATTAATGCAATTAGATTTCAAATGGATAGTGGCAACATAGACGCTGGAGATATTTGCCTTTATGGTATTGCTTAACAATTAACAATGGAGTATAAATAATTATGCCAAGACATCACAACATAAATGGGAACATAGTACCCTTTACAGCAGAAGAAGAAGCACAAAGAGATGCTGAAGAACAAGCATGGTCTAATGGTGCTTTTGATAGAGCTATGGCAGATTTAAGACAAAGAAGAAATACTTTGTTATCTGCTAGTGACTGGACACAATTACCAGACACTACTTTAACAACTGCCGAAAAAACTGCTTGGATGAATTACAGAACTGAACTTAGAAATATTACAAATGGATTAACAACTGTTGAGCAAGTTAATTCTGTAGCATTTCCAACTAAACCTGCTTAATGTCTTGTAATAATGTCAATCCAATAACAGGTGGAAGTACAGTTGGTAACATTCCATTTTATCTAGCAGTTCAACAAGGTAAAGTACCTGGTTATTCTATGGTCAACAAGTTTGGATATAACCCAACCATTGGATCAGGTTCTTTTGAAACTATTTGGGAAACAGGAAACAATTATCCTTATCAATCTACAGCGGTTACTGTTGATGTTGTTAGTGATAATACTAATGATGATTTAGCAGGAACTGGTGCTAGAACTTTGAGAATACAAGGTTTGGATGGTTCTTATAATTTGGCTGAAGAAACAGTTGATATGGATGGAACAACTACAGTTACAACTACACAAACTTTTTTAAGAGTATTTAGAATGTCTGTAGAAACAGCAGGTTCATCTGGAAATAATG